TCTGAATCAATCCACGTCTCTCCCAGTCTTTCTCTCATTTCACTCTCCTCGCCGCGCGCCGGCCTCGAGCGCAGCCCGTAGGCGGCGTCGCAGATGCGCGACTTCGCGCCGCAGCCGCATTAACTCGTCAAGTTCGGCGCCGAGCCTCTGCGCATCGGGGGTCAACGCGGGGGGCGGCGGAGGTTCGGCGGGGGGCGGCGGAGGTTCGGCTGCCCGCCGGGGCCAGGCACCCAAGTCGATGCGGTCCGCACGCCCGCATGCATAGCCGAGCCCGAAGCAAAACGCGGCCAAAAGAAACATCGTTCCGGCACTCAACCCGCTTCCACCTCTCCTCTTGCCCTTGCAAGCTGATCGAGAAAACTGCTCGGCCGCCGGGCTCTTGCACCACTAGGCGGTAGTCTCCGGGTCGGCTTCGGGTCCGGGCGGTCCCGGTCCGGCGTCGGAGGTGTACCGTTGGGCGGTCCGGGCGGCGTGGGCTCCGGCTTGCCGTGGATTCCCGGGATGCGGGCCAAAGGCAAGGCCAACTGGGCACGCCACTCGAGGCCGAACGCTCTGCGCCAAACTTCACGGTAAACAGGATGGTACAACCCCCAGTAGCGCACGTCCGGCGCATGGGTACGCGCAAAATCTTGTGCTTGCTCGGTCTGTTCCTCGGTGAGACTCGGCCAGTCTTGCTCTTGCATGAGAGCTTTCCAGCTTTCCACCGCCGGTTGACTACATGCCACCCGAGTCTACACCCGGATGGCATGTCTGTCAAGCAGCAGTCAGCAGAGCATAGGCTCTTTGCTTCACGGCCTCGCCCGATCCGAAGACTGCCGCGTGCCATGCTGCATCCAACGTGTCGTGATCGAACGTCTGCCACGCTTTGGCCTTGCCAGCGAGCGTGTCTACGTACTGTGTCACGGCGTTGAGTGCGTCATAGCGATCGCGTCCCTGATTGCCATTTCCTCGGTTGAACAAGTCTGTTAGCGCGGTTCCTTTGCGATCGTAAATGGTCCGCGACCGCCCTTCGGCGCTTTGGATCGTTTCTAGTGCTTTGTCTGCATCATCTTGTCCGGTAAGCACCTGCGCAGCAAACACCGCGAAGTCTGCCTGCCCCATCGGCGTATCTGCAAGCCGTTGCAAGGTCGCCGTTTCACGCTCCAAGGCCGACCCAGCAAGGTTGAGTATCTCGGCTGCGAAGGCCAGCCGGTCTCGGATCGACTGAGTGTGCTTTAGCTTTACTTCAGTGGTGTGCTCCCGGAGTGCCATCGAAAGCGTATTCCAGCAAACAACCCGCACCGTCGTAAGGCGCAGCGTGACGCACGCCGACCCGTCATGGGTCGAATACCCCAAAATGAACGGCGCACTCACGTCATCGGATCCGTTGCGCCGCACGGTCACGGCGCCCGGCATTTGGGCGAGAGCCCACACCCGGCGTCCCCCCATGAGCGACCCGGCAGTGTGGTAGCGGAGTCCGCCCTCCCGTAGCGCTTCCATCGCCGTGAAGAGCTCAGCATTCTGAAACGGAGCGTACTTGCTTCCTACGACACTGCCCAAGCTCCGCCCCGTGTCCAAACGAACGAGCGTGTAGTGGTCCGGAACCGGCTTGAGTGCCCCGTGGTCCGGAACCGGCTCGAGTGCCCCGTCCGGCACAGTGGACGGTTCCGTCGCGAAGTAGTAGACCGGCTTCGCGACTACCTCCCAGTCCAGACCGGCTGCGCTCAGCATTTGCTCAGCCGTCACGTTCTCTTCGCCCAAGTAGGTTCCGAGCCGATGCCACGGCACCTCGCCTACATAGGCCATTGTTTCTACGTAAGCCGGCATTCTTTTTCACCCCCTTTCTACCGCAGTAGCGGCTAGGCATCTAGAGAGGTACTTTAGCAAGCGCTTACGCGCTGCGTTCCAGTCCGCTTCGTGGAGGGAAGGTGCAGACACGAGAATGTTGTGAGCTTGTTCCAGCGTGTCGGCCAACCTAGAAAGCCCGTGGTTCTCGGCGCCCGCTTTCTGTACGAGTAGATAGCTCGGAACGTCCCTCATGGGAACGTTCGCGTTACCTCGCTTGTGGAGAAGCCGGATGAGGTAAGCCACCTCTTCGATCCACAGTTCGGGCATTTCTTCGCGTCGTTTCGTAGGCATCAACCCTAGTCTCGCCCAAAGCCGAGCGGTAGGTCAAGCGACTCGGCCTCGGAGATCAGTTGTTCGACCTCCCCTAGCACGTCCAAATCCAAATCGACTACGGCATCCAGTTTTTCGCCCAGCGCGCTCACCTGCAGATTCTCCGGCAGGTTGTCGCGCCAACTGGCGTACTCGTCCCTTAGCTCGCGGAGGGTTTCCACTGCTTCGCTCAGCATGTCGAGTGCCGTGCGCGCGTCGGTTACCGCCTCCGCCCAGCGTTGGGGGCGCCCTTTCGTCGCGGTCATGTTCAGTCGCCCTTTCGGTCGGCCGGTTCGCTATCCCAGATAAGCGGGGACTCGGCCAGCGCTCTTCGCAGCGCGTCGAGGACCTCGGCGTGCCGCCGGAGCGTCGGGTGTTCCTCGGCGTCGTCGCCGGCAGCGTTGAGTTCCTCTTCGAGGCAGTCTGCGGCGGCTTGGGCCGCGGCACGTAGGAGCACAAGCTTGACCGCGACACGGAGGCGCACGAGAAGCATGTCGGACGTGGAGTCCATTCTCCTTACCCTCTGTGGGCCAGGGTCTCTGGCTTACCTAGGCCAGGCTCTCTGGCTTACCCCTAGGTGATGCAAGCCTTATGCCAGCGTGGCGTGCGTTGTCGTGCGTCCCCACGGCAAAACAACGGCGAAAGTGTGGGAAAATGTTTTCCTATGGGAAATACTTTTCTTCCGTTACTGCCAGTAACTCCCCGCGGGGAAGTGAGGTCGCCTCCCCGCGGGGAAGTGAGGTCGCCTGCGGTCCGGGAGCGACCGGGTGCGACCGCCGTCATGCAAGATCCGTTCCCAGCGGCCACTCGGGATGTCAAGTGGCATAAACGACCTAACTACGCGAAAACCCTCACAAATCCAGTCCGAATAATGCGCTGGCATATTTGCTGGGGTGTAAATCCCTACATGAGGCAGAATGTCCCAACCTTGGGGTGGAAAAGCCCCATGTAGTGATTTCCCCCCCATGATTCTATGTCAACTTGATATTCGGACTGGATTCCTGAGATATTTCGCATATTTAGGTCGAGTGGAAATAGCAATAGGTGTGTGTGTGTGTGTGTGTGTGTGTGTGTTGTGTGTGTGGCGTATGTACGTACAAAGCGTTACCTCGCACGCGCATGTACCCCCCCTGCAGTCATGTCGTTCTGTAATATTTTCACCCCCGCGGGGGCGTCGGGGGTGGGTTTTGGGAGCGGTGTGGGGGTTTGCCCGTAGGCGTTTCACCTCGCTTCCACCCACAGTGTGGCAAAATGCCACGAACACTACGGAGAGGTGTGGCGTTTTGCCCCATACGTCCACACTGGTGTGGCGAAATGCCACAAATAACCCCACGGGGGGTGGGTGGGTACCACCACACAGCGGCGCTCTTGCACAGATTGTGATTTCTACCAAACTGGAGAATCATGGTAGGTACTGGGTGAAAATCCCCACATACCGCTTGCATCCCACTTTCTCCTCGTGTTATGTTCGCCCCATGGACAACACCGTCGGGGCCATGCCCCCGGCACTGGAAGACGGCACCCGGACATCTCGGGAGGACACGCCCGAGGTGGCTTCCCTCTCGGGTGCCGTCGCCCCTCGACTTCCCTGTTCCGAACACGAAGCCGACGCGATCGCGCGTATGTTTGTCGCGGGGGTCGCGATCTCCGCGATCGCGGCAACGTACCACCACGCGTCCACCACGATCCGTAGTTGGCTCGAAGGCCCGTTGGCCACGCGCGTCGAGGCCGCCCGCGGAGCGGTCCTTCGGGAAGTGGCGATCCACAACTTCGAGCTGTATGCGATGCTTCCCCAAGTTCGCGTGGCACTCCAAGGTGGGCTGCTCTCGCAGGACGACCGCATCCGGCTGGAAACCGCGCGCTGGCTCCACGAACAGCTCATCCCCAAGCCCACGCAGCGCATCGAGACCGATCTTCACGTCTCTGGCCAGGTCTCCCACGAGGTAACCGGCACACTGGCCCAGATCGCCACTTCACTTGCCGAGATCCGCGAGGCCAACGCGCAGCGCATCCCTCTGGCGCGCGTCCGCTCGGGGCGCGACGCGCTTCCTAGCCCCATGCGCCTGCCCGCCGCCGGGCCCCCGGATGACGCTGCATAGCCCCACGCCCGGGTCCTACCAGGATCCGCTAAATGCCGTTTATCAATCTTGGCCTACTCCGACCCGTGGTGCCGAGATCCTGAACGACTTGGTGACGAGCCGGGGGGACGCCCGGGACTTGGGAGAGTCCCAGCTCCCGGCGCTCCGCGCGCTCTTTGAAGACCGCTCCGCGGCGGGTCTCTGGTGTTTCGGTGTGTTCATCTGCGGGCTCACCAAGCTGACTCGGACGCTGCACTGGGAGATGTGCGAGTTTCTGTGTCAGTGGGGAGAGCCCGACTGGCGCCGGCTCATGATGATGGTCCCCCGTGGCAGCTACAAGACCAGTCTCGGCTCCAAAGCCTTGCCCCTCTGGCTGGCGACCCGGGACCCCGAGCTGACCATCGGCATCTTCAGTGCCGCACAGGACCAAGCGAAAGACTGGGTCGGTTCGATCCGACAGATCCTCGAAAGCTCGACGCTGTACCACAGGCTCTGGCCTGAGCGTCTGCCGCCTGGCATCCATTTCCGAGAACGCGATGCCGGGCGCACCCGACCCCGCTCTTGGAAGTGGGGCGACACCGGAGTCACGCTCATGCGCAAGAGCGTCGCCGTCAGCGAGCCGACCTTCGAGCCTTACGGCATCGGGGGCAGCTCTACGGGCCGCCATTACACCCATCGGATCATGGATGACCTGATCGGGGAGACCGCGGCCAACTCCCCTGCCCTGATCGAAGACGCGATTCATTTCGTGGACCATGCCCGCGCGCTGGAGCGGCCCCCCAACGGCGGCTGCGAGCTGGTGAACTGCACTCCTTGGGCCTATCGAGATTGCTACACCCACGTGCTCTCCAAGTGGCCGGACGAATACCGGGTCTACCGTCGCGCGCTACTGGAGAATCCGTGGACCGGCGAGCCGGACGTGGTAGATGGCGTGTCGATCTTCCCGGAATCCATTGCCACATCCCAAGCCAAACGGATGTACGAGGCTGATCCGTTCGTCTTTGCGTCCCAGTACCAGTGCGTCCCCCAAGCAAGCCGGGAGACCAGCTTCTCCCGGGACTGGATTCGTCCCTGTGTCTTGGAGGTGAGTTTTCATGGGGAACGCTGCATCAGGATCCCGGCCGACCATTTCGACCCGAAGCGCGTCCATTCCGCCGTGGCGGGTGAACGGGCACCGGACTTGGTTCCTCTCCACTGGTGTGATCGCGCCATTCTGCTTGACCCGGCGCCCACGAAAAAGGGTGAGAAGACCCAAGAACCACGGGCTCGCAACGGCCTTGTGGTCGTGGCTCTGGATCCTTGGGGCCGTTTGTTCACTCTCCAAGCGACGCCGCTCCGGGAAGATCCGGTCACGGTGATGAACGCGGTGGTCCTGCTCGCGGTCCACTGGAAAACCGACAAGGTGGGTATCGAGGAGGTCAACTTCTCCTCGGTCTACGGGCCGCTGTGGAGCGCAATCCTAGGGCACCGGCATCCGGGACTCCGGCTGGCATTCCTCCCACTCCAGCCCCACGGCCAGGACAAGGACACCCGGATCCGTGCGCTCCAGAGCCCCCATTCCGAAGGTCTGTGGTACTACAACTTGGAGCGCACCGGCCACATCATCCAAGAGCTGCTGGAGTACCCGAACTCTGAAGCTAGGGATCTGATCGACGCGCAAGCCTATTGGTCCCAGGCGCTCTCACGGCCGATGACACCCAGTGAACAGGAAGTGAGCTGGTACACGGCACGTCGCAGCACAGAGCGCGACCGCTGGACGGGGTACTGACATGGATGGGTGGAACGGTGGATGGCCTCGTTCCCGCCGAGGATCGTGGAAATGAGACCGATAAAGCGAATCATCGTGCATCACTCCGCCTCTCCGCGCGATACGACGGTTGAGATGATTCGGCGCCACCACAAGGAAGTACGCGGCTTCTCGGACATCGGCTACCATTTCGTGATCGACGAGAGCGGTACCATCCATCCGACGCGCCCCATCGAAGAAGTGGGTGCTCACGCCTTTGGCGCCAACCTGACCAGCATCGGAATCTGCGTCACAGGCAACAACACCGAGCCGGACCAAGCTTGGTCACCCGAACAGCTCGCTGCTCTCCACGAGCTGATCGAGAACCTGCTGGCGGTCTTCCCCGGGGCCTTGGTGCTGGGTCACCGGGACCTGCCTCGGGGAACACGAACCGCTTGCCCGGGCCTGAACGTCACAGAGGTCTTGGGATGAGGCGCCGGGTCCGGGTGCCGTTCGACGTGATCCCCACGCCCTTGCGCTGGGTGGATTCCCGGACTCCGGAGCGCCGGATCGAATGGCGAGTCTCCCGGCGCACGCACCAGCGTTTTCGGGAACTACTCCACGAGCTGTTGGACACGGAGTACGAATCCCAGAGCGATCCCGAGGTTCAGGCCCGTATGGAGATGCTGCGGGAGGAAATCCGGGCCTTGCCAGGTTACCCGAAGCGCTATCATCCCGAGCGGGACCTCATCGTCCCGGTCGTCACGACGGAGCAAGCATGAGCACACCCCTGATCGGCGCCCCGATTGGTCCCGACACTCCCCGTCCCGAGGAGTCCCATGAGTTCGATCACGTGCCCCGGCTGCGCGAGTTGCTGCCCAATGGCGGCTGGCCGGGTGTAGTGTACGCCCAAGCTTGTATCCACAACATCAAGAACGCAGCCGATCGGGTCGAGCAGCCAGCCAACATGCGCCCGATTCGCGGCGCGAAATACTACGCGATTCGCGGCCCGACAGGCGTCGTGGCGATGGCGCTCGTGGGCACCGGCACCCCGATTCCCGGCGCCTCTCCCGACGGCGGGGAGCGGCTGTTCTTCACAGACGGTGAGGTGACACCGCTGACGGGCCATCCGGTCAAATATCCGATCTGGTTCAGTCCGCAACCCGAGGAGAATCCACGTGCCCAAGTCCAGATCCCACCGAGGCCAGACCGGCCAAGCCAAGGTCGAAAAGGTCATGAGGGAGTTCAAACGGGGGACCCTGCATAGTGGCAGCGGCGGCGTAGTGAAGAGCCGCAAGCAGGCCATCGCGATCGCCATGTCGGAGGCCGGCCTGTCCCGCAAACGGAGGAAGTGATGCCTCGACACACCGCATCCAAGCGCATGCGGCATGCCACCCAGAAGTTCGGCAAGCCGCCGAAGCCCTCCATGCCGCCGCACGTGCCGATCGTGGATGGCCTAGTGGTCACCCGGGTCGCGCTGCCGCGCCGCGGAGCGAGGAAGCGCTAACCATGCTGCTGTATATCCAAGGGGCGGTCTTGGCCGGGAGCTTGCTGGGACTCCAGCAATCTGCCGCCAGGGGCAAGGCGGCACGTGCAGGGGGAAATGGCGGCTTCGTCGGAGATCTGGGTCCGCTCCAGCCCCTTGCCAACGGTGGAAACGGTGGGCACGATCCGGCTTCCGCTCAAGTCATGTTCCTCTATCAGCTCCAGCAGGCCCGAGCCGCGCGCCGGCTCAAGTTCCTTCAGCTCCTCGGGCTCCTCTGATGGCCCTGATCTTCCCGGGGCAGCGGCTGGTCGGCCGGATGCAAAGCGACGCCTTGCGCACGCTCGGAGCCGAGCTACGCGATCTGGTGACCGAGCTGGAGCAGGAAGCCGCACCCCGGCTGCGCGCGCTGGCTGTCTGGTGGAAGTGGTATGAAGCCGTCCCACGCTCCCAGGAAAAGAACTTCCCCTTCGTGGGCGCCGCGAACGTCGTAGTCCCCTTGATTGGGATCACCTGCGACGCGTTGACTTCTCGTTCCTTGGCTCAAGCCACCGCCGCGGCTCCGTCTTACTGGTCTGCCCGCAGTGAAAACGAGCTGCGTGCCAGGGTGGCTAGAAACATGGCGCGCTACATCAACTGGCAGGCCGATGGAAACGACTTTTCACTGAAGCACGTGCTGGCCGACATGCTGTTGGAAACCTATGTGACCGGCCGCGGGGTCTGTGCGCTGCACTACCGGCGCGACGTTCGACCGATGTTCTTCGGCCGCACACCGCCCGGCGGCACGCCGCGCATCAGCCGGGCGCCGGTGACCTTCCACCGAGGCCCGCTGGTGGAACACGTACCCCAAGAGCACGTGTTCTGGGACCTGCGCCATCGGATCGGGGACGCGCCGGTCGTGGTCCGCAAGCACGAGTGGAGCTGGGTACACCTGCGTGACATGGCGAAGCTCGACGAGGCATGGGACCGTCAAGCCATCGAAGACATCAAGAAGTTCCCGGGCGTGGGAGGCGACGAGGCCGCGAACGTGGAACACGCCAAGGCGACGCTCGATCTACGCCAAGAAGACGTGCTGTCCAAGGAGCTGCACGACATCCGCGAGGTGTGGGTGAACTGGAGCATGCTCGGCAACCGCTTCGAGGTGCCAAGCGAGGAGGAGTGGGGCGGCGAGCAGGTGCCCCTGCTGGCGCATCTTCACATGCAGACCGGCCGGGTGCTCCGGCTGGTGGGAATGCCCTACCTGCTCCCCTACAAGCCCTTCGTGGACTTCAAGTTCCGGGGCGGCCGGGGAGTGGCGAAGCGCTTGGAAATGCTCCAGTCGATCCAGACCACGATCTGGAACCAGAGCTTGGACGCGCGGACCCGGGCGAACGCCGTGTGGGCCGTGACCCGGAACGCGCGCCACCTCAAGACTCCCTTGGATCCCAGCCGCCCGATCTTGGTGGACGCGATGGACGAGCTGGAACCGTTTGCCCTGCCGAGCGCGGTGCAGCAGGACCTCCCGCTGCTCGTCGCCGCCCAGACGATGGCCGAGCGCTGGATGGGCCACAGCGACCCGCTACTGGGCCGAGAGACACGCAGCGGAGGCCATCCGGCACCTGCCACCAGCACGCTTGCACTGCTGGAGCAGGTCAATCTGATGAGCGCGGGCACCGACGTGATCCTCCAAGAGGAACTGAGCCGGCTGGGCGAGGCGATCGCGGTACTCGATCAGCAGTTCGAGACGAACGAGGGCGGGAAGCTCCAGCGCGTGCTGGGTCCGGTGGACGCGCAGAGCGTGAGCGAATACCTGTTCCCCGAGGAGCCGATCCCAGGGAACTACTTTTTCGATGTGGTGGCACTCAGCCGGACCGAGAATCCTGACGCGCAGATGCGCCGCACGCTGATGACTGCCCAAGCGTACCAAAACTACGGTACGCTCGCAGCGCAGGCTGCGATGGTGCTCGACAGCCCGCAAGCCGGGCCGCGGCTCAAGGCGGTGTGGGCCAAACTGCTCGATGCGTATGGGGATCTGCTGGAACGATTCCTAGACGCCTCGAACGTAGATGACGGAGAGAAGTACCTTGTCCAGCTCGAACAACTCATGGTCGATCCACGAAATGCCTTCGCACAGTTCACTCGTGAAGCCGCTGGAGCTGCAGGAGCCGTACAAGCCGCCGCCGCTGCTCAAGGAGGCGGAGCGGCTGCTGGAGGTGGTGGCGGAGTTCTCACAGCAGCAGGCAGTCTGGTCAGCGCTGGAAATAGTGCTGCGCGCGGAACAGCAGGTCCACCTGCGGGCGGCAGCGTTCTGTGAAGATCGAGATCAGTGCTCGCAGCACAGGGGCGTGGTCAAGTGGATTGATGAGTTCGTGAACGGCGTACTGCTGGCCCGACACGTGCATCAGGCACGTGAGACGCTGGGCATGCAAACCGTACTGCCCGGTACGCCAGAGACCGGGACCCCTTGGATGGAGTCGGACGGCCTCGATTCCGGCTCCAAGGAAGGTGTAGCATGAAGGACCCGCTCCTCCCGGACGACCCGGCGGCCTCGCAGGCCCCCGTGACCTCGGCTCCGGCAGCCGCAAACGATGACCGGCTCTCCCGATTGGAGGCCGCAATGGGAGAGCTGGCCCAGACCGTGCGGGACGCGGCAAACCGGGTCGCGTCGATTCAAGCACCGCCCGCGCCGGCTGCCCGCGAGCCTGGTGACTTCCTGACCGACTTGGCCAACGATCCCCAAGGGGTGATCCAGCGCGTGGCCCGGGAGACGTTCCAGCGTGCCGCGGATGAGAACCTGAATCCGGCCGTGCTCCAAGTCTTGGACACCGCGAGCCGGCAGCTCGTGGACGGCCACCGCTTCACGGTGGACCAGAAGTTCGGCATTGGAACCTTCGACGAACTGTTCAAGCCACAGATCGAGAAGGACATGCTCCAGCTACGCAGCGCGAACCCGCGGGCTACGGCAGACCCCGCGACGGTGGAGGCACTCGTGAATCGGCTCTACGGTGGCGACAACTTCGAGAAGCTGGAGGAGCGGCGTCGGAACTTGGAGACGGCGCATGCCCGGGGGCTGACCCACCTGATCCCCGCGGGGGGGATCCCGCGGCTCCGGGCGCCCTTGGCCGACGAGCTGCCTACCGACGTGGAGCAGTTCCTCCGGGACGTGGAGCGTTCCACAGGGGAGCTGATCGACCGGAAGCAGTACGCGAAGCTCTACTACTCCGGTCATGAGAGTGGCCCTGGACGCCATCGAACGTCTGTGCTAGACTACCTGAAAGCGGTCGGGGCCAGCCCCGACACCATCAAGATGTACGGAGGTGAGAGGCAGACCGGCGGCTAACGCCGGGAGCCTGTCGAGGGAAGCGGGACAGCCTCTCGAGGAGTCCCCAGTGTCCGACCGCTTGTCAGGGGGCAGCGATCGCTCGCTCCTACGCCCTCTGCATCCCGACGGCAACGTGAACCACGACCTCGCCGACGTGACCATCGTGGGCAACCACAAGGGTCAGTACGGCGGGTTCAACATCGTGGATCCCCGCCCGGGGACCGTCCACCAGTGGGCCACGCGCCGGGATGTGCTGGCTGCCAAGCAGCGCGGTTGGTGGGTGGCCGATCCGGCGCGCGACGGTCGGCCGGCCTACCAGCTCATGGCAGACCACGATTCCAACGTGGGACCCGGACCGGATGGTGCGGAAACACCTTTTCCCGAGTACGTCCATATGGTGACAAGCGAGGAAAACTTCCGCCGGCTGATGGACGAGCGGATGCGCTTGAATCGGGCACAGCTCGTGCCGAACGGACTAGAGTTCTTGGAGAACGTGAGCCGAGAAGAATACGAGACGGGCCGCAGCGACCGGGGCTACCGGAGCACGCGCTTTGCGACCCGGGAGCACGGGACCTATGTGCAGGAAGGCGACCGGGTGATCGAGCATCTGACCCCGCGCGGCGTCCTGCGGGAGGAGGAGATCTAGCGATGGCGCAGTTCGACATCATGCCCCACAAGTCCCCGCTCGGCGGGACGATGCTCACGCACGGCTTCCGACCCACCGCCGCCTCGACCTTCGAGCAGGGCGACCCGGTGGAAATCATCGCCGCGGGCACGGTGAGCGAGGGCACGACCCCGATCATCGTGGCAGACGGCTTCGCAGGAATCTGTGCAGGCCGCGCTCTCGACACCGACGGCGTGACGCTGCGGACCCAGGTGGAGATCTGGGATCCCAAGGACGTGCTCTTCATCTCAAGGAACTTCGCCACCGATGGCGCCGGGACGCTGGCAACACCGGCTCAGGCAAACATCGGCGATGGCTTCGGCTTGGTGAGCGTAGGCGGGAGCTGGCGAGTAGACACGGGGACGGCCACCAACATCGGACGAATCATCGACGTGCTGGACGCGCGGGGGCGGTCGGTGGCTCAGTCCGGGGCGGCGGGCGTCTTCGTAGTTGTTCAGTTCAACGTCGGCCAGCTCGAAAACAGCGTGGCGGACGCCTAGGAGGCTTCTGTGGCTACTTTCTCTGCGAACTTCCCGGAGGCGATGGAGACCCGCGCCAAGGAATGGTTCTTCAAGACCTTCACGATGCTGCCGCTGATGTTCCCCAACCTGTTCAACCGGCGGCCGAGTACCAAGCGTTTCGAGGATCGGATCCGAGCCGCTGGCTTCGGGACCTTCATGGAGAAGGCCGAGGGTGCGCCGGTGGCCTTCGACGATCCGATCGAGGGAACGCGGCGGCGCTCGACCCACACCGTGTTCGGGCTGGGGTATCGGGCGACTTGGGAAGCGATCGAAGACGACCAGTGGAACATCTTGGACCAGATGCCGGCAGACTTGGGCGATGCGGCGCGAGATCACATGGAGCGGACGGCTTGGGCGCTGGAGAACGACGGGTTCACGGGCACGACCTTTACAGGCTTGGATGGCTTGTCGCTCTACAACACCGCACATACGAGCCTGCGACCCGGAGTGGGTACCCAGTCCAACAGCATCACACCGGCCTTGGCACTTGGGGTGGCGGGCTTGGAAAGCGCCATGAACAACGCCAGGGTGACGCTCTCCGAGGAGGGCCGGCAAATCAACGTGATGCTGCGCAAGCTCCTGTACCACCCGAACCTCCAGCACACCGCTTATACGCTGCTCAACACCGAGTTCCGGCCCGGCAGCGCCGACAACGACCGGAGCACGGTCGTCAGCACGCGCAGCGGGCTCACTCCGGTGGAGGATCAGGGCGTTCCGTACCTGACCAGCCAGACAGCTTGGAGCGTCCACAGCATGGGCCGCAAGGAAGCGCTGATCTGGTACGACCGGGCAATGCTGTTCTTCGAGCGCGGCCGCGATGCAGTGGTCTTCGCTCAGCTCCACTGGGCTGCCTACCGTGCCCATCCCGCGATCGGAGAGTGGAGGGGACACGTCGGCTCCAACTTCGCCTAGCCCACGCCTCATACGGTGCTGGCCGGGCCCGTGGGCGGCCTAGCAAGCGATCTGCCAGTCAGCACCCGGAGGTCGCAAGATGACTACGCACTGGAAAGGCCCGCTGCTCTCCAGCCACACGGCCGGAGGCGGGCTGTACGAGAACTTTCCCATCCAGATGATGTCGGCGCTGGACGCCCACGTCTCGTTCGTCACAGACTTCTCGGACCACGCGCTCGCGACCTACTGGACCCAGACCAATATCGTCGCGGGTACCGCCACGATCGCTCAAGATGGTGCCAACCCCAGCCTCTCACTCACCCACGGTACCGCTGCCCAAGGTCCTTCGGTCCGCTGGCTGGGGTCAGCCGGAGCGGGCAACGCTCTCGTCAATGTTACCACCAACGGTAACACCTCGCTCTTCGAGGCCCGCTTCACGATCCAGGCCAACGTGGACCGCGACGATTACTTCCTCGGCTTCATGACCAGCGTGGCGGCTCATCCGCTGCTTGCTGGGCCGCCGGGAGACATCAACCTGGCTGGCGTGGCAGACGGAGCTGGCTTTCACTGGTTGGATGCGAACAACGGCAGGCCCATCTTGGTCGCCTGGCGTGCTGGTGCGTTGGAAACCCTCACCTCTCCTCCGACGCTCGCTGCCGACGCCAACGCCGTAGCACGCTACTTCGGAGTACGCCTCGAGAGAGATGGGACGGGGACCAGCCTCCGGTACTACATCAACCGCCGTCTGGTTCATACCCATCGCATGAGCGCCGACTTCTCTGCGCGGATGACTTGGGGAGTTGGACAGGTCGCCCGAGGTGCCGGTGCGCAGGGTATCGTGAGCCGCCTCGCTCTTGGGCGGCTCAACACCGCTGCAACTCCGCCGGAGTAGGCATGAAGCGCTGGCTGGCTGCATGGGTTCTCGTCTTGGGGGCGCCTGCTTGGGCCCATGAGATCGAATGCCCCGCGGGCGGCTCCGATGGCCAGCAGGTCGCCGCCAGCGCGGGCCAGACAGAATCGGCCGGAAAGATCCCGAGTCCAGCCTACGAGCAGACCGCCTACTGGTTGTGCTGCAACCGAGCTGCAGGTGCCTGCACCGACCGGGACGTAGGAGGTTCAGCGAGCGCCTACCTCGTCTCTCTGGAGGATGTGGGCACCTGCACCACCATCGACATCACGGTGGGCTTCCGAAATGACGCGTCGGGCGTCAACCATACCGTAGGGACCTTGAGCCTCGGCACGACGAGCTTGGTGATTCCCGGGCCCCGGAACCGCCGTGTTACCGCGGTGGTCAACACGATGGCGGGCTGTGGGGGCGACAACGCGGATGTGCGGCTCGATGTGCTGACCGAGCGGCGTGAGAGTCCCTAGCCATGCGGCGCTGGGGATGGCTCGCTGTGTTCCTCTTGGTGGGGGCTCCGGCTTGGGCCACCCAAATCAACGTGGACACGCAGACTCACGAGTACGTTTGTTCTCTGTTCGTGAGTGATGGTGCCATTTTCAATGCGGCCAGCAACGGAGAGGGCATCAGTTGTAACCATGCGCTCACGGCGCTGAACATCCAAGGCGGCACGATCCGCAACTGGCACGTCCCGGCGACTCAGCGGCTCGTCTTGGTGGATTGGGGCGTCACCATCATCGGCGCAGTGGGAGGCGCCACCGAGGACTGCAACATCGTCTTGGTCACCGACCAGACTCCGACCGGCGTGGGCTCCACGCTTTCGACCCTCACGACCAGTGCCGCCGTAGCAGAAGCAGAGTGCTCGACGGGCTCCCAGACCGTGGATGCCGCAGGAGATACTTGTACGATTCCTCTTTCTGCGAACGTAGCCGGCGGCGGCTACTGGCGGCTGGAATGGCTCGACCGGGACGGCGGTGGTGCCAACACCTGCGCCTCTTGGCAGGAGGGAACCGTATGGGTGCGTGGGCGCTTGCAGCCGCAGTAACGTTGTTTCTCGCGGGCCCGGCCCAAGCGATCCAGGCCACCATCTCGGTGGCCGGAACCAACCTGGGAGGTGGGGCAAGCTTGGGCCAGGCCCGACCCTGTCGCCAAGCGTTCCGGGTTCTTCCGTACCTGACCCACGTCACGTCCAGCGCAGTCCGGGTGAACATGATCCCGGATGCTTCGTTCGACCTGCGGGTAAGCCTGTCCCCTGCCACTTCGCAAGTCTGGGGAGCCACGGCGATCGTGACACAGAACGGTGCCACGGCCGACGTGCGTACCCACTTGGTTGCCGCACCGACGGCCACCTTCACCGGCCTTGCAGCAGGGACGCAGTACAAGTACTTGGTGGAATGCCGGGCCAACGCCACTTCGCCCTATCAAGTGGTCCAGCGCGCTTACTTCCGCACGCTCCAGACCTCCGGGGCCGCGACCGTTCGTGTTCTGCTCACGGCCGACGACCACACGAGCGTGGTGTATCGGCAGGCGATCTGCACAGACGACTTGGCCGACGACGGGATTCGGTACACCACGGACCCACGGACTGGGGTGCGGGTCAATCGGTTGGACTTCATGAACCTCACGGCTTCCAACATGGGAAGCTGGCCGGCAGATTTCCTCGTCATGGGCGGGGACAACGCCATGCTGGACGTAGGTTCTGCCGCGTGTGACTACGTCCGCGAGAACGGAGAGACGGCCACGCTCACCCTGAACGTCGCAGACGACCAAGCGGAGCAGGAGCTACGTTGGGAAGTGGTCTTGGCCCAGTGGCAGCCTGTGATGGCCTATCTACCCACCTTCTTCCTGCCGGGCAACCATGAGGACATCTGGGGATATGGGGGTGCCGGGGCAGTCCAGATCTGTGACGTAAGCGAGACCTTGGCGAACTCTGCCTTGGCGGCCTATCAGGCCATGCTCGGCAACTACAATGACGCCTATGACAATGGCTCGGCGGATTCCGACATCGACGGGGACACGATCGTGGAGAACCAGGAGGAAGGTCTATACTTCGAGTTCGCCTCGGGGAGCCTGCGCTTCTTCGTGATCGACAATCAGCGTTACCAGAGCGACCTGGACGGGGCGGCCGTGCCGGCCTCCCAGTTCGCCGGCTTCGTAGCCCGTGCCGCCGACACTCCCGTGGTCTTCGGCTCGGTTCCCGCCGCGAGCGGCCCCATGAACGGCAGCGACACGCCCGAAGACAACGTGTCGATGGGCTCCACCCAAGTTCAGTGGCTCATCAATCGTCTGACTGCCAAGACCGAAGCCTTCGGTGCGCTCGTCAGTCACCGGGTCACGGGCGGTATCACCACAGAAACCTGCTACTACTACTCCCGGGGCATCATCACCACGCAGGACTCCGACATGGATGGGACACGCGAGGTCACCGAGTCTTGGGACGCAGATGCCGACGGAGACCTGCCCGATGAGCATTACATCGAACAGCTCATGGTGACAGAAGGAGCCCAGATCCGATTCACCGGGCACGACCACTTCCACCTGATCTGCCGGAAGAACGGC